TTGAGATCGACGAACTCTATAACGATCTAATGATTGTTGTAGTTTCGAAGTACTTATCGTACTTTGTTCGACCCGGTAGTCAACACATGAAAACCAATGAAGGTAAGAAGCTGCACCGTTAATATCAACATTGCGGCTCACGGGAACTAAACATTTCCGTGGCTCGCAATAGGTGACTAACGATGTATCGACGTTACAATCATGGCCCCCCCAAAACTCACTAGGGACTAGTGAACGTAAATAGAGCCATAGTGGCTCAAGTGAAGGATCGAGAATACTCGTTCCCTCGTCTGACCATTGACGTATCTTATTAGCTACGTTAATGACATCAGTTAAACGTTCAATTGGCTTCCTAATGTAAAAGGGAGTGACGTTAGCACCACGAAAATAGTGGTGGCCACAAGACTCACGGAAGGAACCGACATAAAATGTTTTCGAGGGATTAACCTCGAAACCAAGATATGAGAGAACCCATATGAGATCTGAGGCAAGTGATGTGGGGACAATAATATCGTCCCCATATACACTTATAACGCCAGAGATACCTCGAAAATAGGCTACTGTTCTACATATAGAGTAAAAGAGCAAGCTCTCTAACTCAAAAGTAAAGCCGTTCCCCATAGACGAGAACATCTCATTGACATGTTCCTCGCCATCAATGATCGTGATCTTAGACCTTAAATCATCTAAGAGACCGAACCAGAGAGGTGGTAAGAGAAGTTCAACTAAGGAACTACAGATACTATCGCTAGCACTAGCTAGATCGATAGTAGCCAAAGATCCGTCTGAACTTCCAACCAACGCCAAGCGTTGGTTTCGGGATTGATCATTAAGATCGATCCCCTTACGACGAAGAGAGCTACGGAAATAATTCCCAACTCCCTTCTGTAGGAACATATTGATGTCAGGCTCTTTACAAGCACAACGATCAATTTCACTGTTCTTTGGAACCGTAAACATCACGTTTCCCCGGACTAGATTGAGATTGTGATCAACCGGTTGGCGAAGCCAACCTTTATAGGAGATTAAATCCCCAATAAACCAATCCAGGCAAGGTCCTGTGAC